ACTACTATGTCAACAACAGGAGAGTTAATCTCCGATGCAAACGCTCAATAATGGACGTAATTTCAACTACAAACCCCATTCCCCCCCAGGGAACTACATCCACGCAAGTTCCATTCGGCCTTTCAGCTTCTACTGCCGAGTCAAATTTACCTTCAGATATAAAAATTGTATCCACTGGAATCTTTAATATGTCTAAGGGCTTATATATAGGTTCGTTTCCAATCAATGCCACCAATCTTGCAGGCACTAGTGTGTTTAATTGGTCTTCTAGAAGTCCTCTTTTTGTTAATGGAGTGGCTGATTCTGACTTATATGCCTTAACGACTCTTGCTCATCCTATGATACCTTGGGATCTTATAACAGCTTACTTTGCTCGTATGGGCAAGGTGGAGTATACCTTACTTTTTGTTCCATCGAAAATTACAGATTGTAGAGTTAATTTGGATTTTATATTCAATTATGGAGGTGCAATACCATCATATACCACTCAAGCTCTAGCAAATAATTCAGTTCATATGGTTCTAGATGATCCAGATGAAAAAAGAATGCTCGATGTTCCTCAATTTTGGCCAACTAGTAATGTTTCTATAGATACAATAATAGTAGATGAGTTAGGTACTAATTATCGACTTCCAAATGCTAATGTCCCGGATACTACAATTACTGGTTATATTAGAACTCCGTATCATTATAATGGAATGCAAATGCCTTCTTTTAACGTTTTAGTTTATATTTTTCCAAAACCAAATTCACTTCAGTCTTTAGCAGCTAGAAATTATAATTCAAATGCTCTAGTAGATGCAGCTTCTTATCGCCCAATTCCATACTTTTTACCAGTATAATGACAACCCCAATAGGTATACCACAGTCTTCACCCACGCTTGATATCAAATCCATTGAAACTAACTCAATCCCAGAAATAGCTTCAGTTTCTGAAGAAGATTTCAGAAAATATGTTCCTACAGGAATTACAATAACTATCAATACCCCATTTATTAAAAATAGTAGAGATGCCATTTTTGGTATAAATATAGATGGATTCATACCACAATATAATATGCAATCATACACTCAAGCTCTTAAGAATCATCTTCCAGTGCAGGTTTTTCCACATGCTCTTTCATTTTGCACAATCTCGCAGGAAATGTGTGGAATACCTGCTATGGTTAATTATCTTTCTCATCGTTTTGTATCAGGTAATGTAGGTTTAGGTCTTCGT